AAGTCGTTGTAAGTTTCTTGTTCTTCTTCATCTCGTTCTCCAAATAACTCAGGGTAGCCTGCAGTAACTCGTTTCCTAAATTCCAAAAAAAAACACTAGATGCTATAACTACATCCAGAGGTGCAAACTTCATTAACTCCTGAAAGTCTTTGTTTGGCTCATAGGGTAAAACATCGTATTTATCCTTTCGTGTTTTGATAATAGGACGATACATAACTGCCATTGCCTTATGGTAGCTTTCCCAATTTGTAAGATGCGATTCAAGATCAACGTATTCTCCAAAACTGATTTGCTCTAATTCTGGAATGAATCCAAACTCAATCTCGCCTTCCTCTGATTGTATTTTAAACCTGTTTTGAAACTTAGGTTTCTCAGAGAACAACTGTGTGAAGTGTGCTATTAGCTCATTTAAGCTCGTTAGCTTCATTTTAACTACGTCCTTTAAAGATATACCGCAAAAGATTTCAATCATCTTCTGAGCGACAAATTCCTCATCGTTGGAATCTGCCTGAACTTTTAGGAAGTCTTGGTAGTGTTTAAGTGGGATTTCACTTAGGCTTGAAGGTACGTTAATTTCTAACTTCATAATATATAAACTTATTTGTTCTTGTTTTGTTGCACTACGATAATGTCGAAGGCTGCAGTCAACATTTGGAAGTGTCTGCGTATTTGCATAACATCATCGAATACTATTGTAATCCGTTTTCCTGTACGCTGATAGATGTAGTCCTCAACTACTCTTTTCATCATTGGTAAATCATCTGATGTTGTATTGTCCATAGTTCTTTTTTAGTCCTAGTGTTTCCATCTCGTGATATCTCAATGCATCAATAGCGTGATTGTAATGGTCGATAGGTACGTTTGTTTTCTCTCCGTCTTTCTTTACGCTCCAACAATAGCTTCTAAGCTCTTTGATTAGGTTTGTACTGGAACTGGTAACTAAGTAATCTTGTCTTTGCATTACATCGATTCCGAACTTGATTGAATCAACTCCTTTGGTTACGCCTTTAATCATCTTGCCGAAGCGTCTAATCTCTTCGATTGATTTTGGCTCTGAGCTATCTGCGTAAATAGTAACGCTATTCGGTAGCACCTTTGCAATATCTGAGTTTACCATTCCTGTACGGTAACAAATCTCGTTTATGATTCTTTGTCCGTTGTAGTTATAGATCTCTATTGCTGAAGTAGGATCATTCGTGTATCCAAAGTCAAGCCCTATTCCGATTAACTTAGCTTCGCTTGGTATCGTGTCAATCGTTTTCCAGTTGTTAAAGATTACTCCTTCTAAACTACCTATCTGTCCTAGTCCGTAAACTCTCCACCAATTCGCCCAGTAAGATGACGTTGCTGCTTTCTCACGATTCTTTTCTATCTGACTTACTATTGATTCGTCTAATGCTTCATTGTCCTTGTAAGTTAAGATTATAAAGTCTGAGTCAGGTTCGTCTTTGAGTTCCTTATGTACCCAAAACTCGTTAGCAGGGTTAAAGTCTAAGAATACTTCTCTCTTAGTTCTTATTGATAATTCGTTATAACTTTCAAAGCTTACGTTATTACATTCGTTGATATAAAGGATATCTCTTCTTGCTCCTCTTAACTTAGATGCGTCATCTGCTGAGAAGAACTCCATTACACTACCATTACCAAACTCGTAACGTAAGAGAGTCTTATTAAACCTATCGTCATTGTAGCGTCCTGTCCACCTCATCACTTTGATAAAGTCTTTTAACGCACCTCTTCGTAAGTGAGGGATTGATTCTGCAACTACAGAAACTTCTAGGTTTGGCTCTTTAGCACACTTGTCAATAAGCACGGGCAAAATCCCAAATGTCTTTCCCGCACTGGTTCCTCCTTGAATTATCTTAATCCGTTTTTTTAACGAAAGAATCTTGTTTATTGCAGTCGTTCTTTTAAACATACTTACTCCTCAGGGAACAATGGTTGTTCTGTTATAATCGTGCTTTCAACTTTTTCAGTTAATCCGTTCAGACGTTGTGTAATGGACGGATTGTACTGTCCTACCATGCCTCCTTCGATTTGGTCTTGTCGTATTGCTTTTCTTATACGCGAGCAGATGGGAACAAATTCTTCGTATCTTTTGTCTGTATTCTTAAAGTATTGTTCTACAACTCCAACTTCATCGTAGCAAAACAATTCAAAGCCTTCTAGGGTTAGAGGTCTTTCTAATGGCTCAGCTCTCTCCTCAAACTCCTTTCCTCCGAATACGCTTTTTATTCTTGGATTGGCTTTTACGTCTGCTTTGTATTTGTCAAATAGTTCACTTAGTTGTTCAGGTGATTCTAGGTTTCTAGGTCTTCCTACTTTATTTTTCATTGGTTTCGTGTTTTGGTCGTTTTTTAAAGTGATTTAAAAATTCATCTTCATCTATTTCTTCTACGCACATTAGTCCATCAGCATTGGTCAAGTAAACCACATAGTGATGTCCTTGTGATGTTAAAAAGTCTGTTAAGATATTAGCAGCTTCGATCATATACTTACCGTGATCAACTAAATAGTATTTCATTAGATTTCGTATTGATTAAATACTTGTTTCATCTTATTAATAATCTCCAACCAACAAGTTGCACACGAAGTAGGTTCTCTGCTGATCCCAAAGATTCTATTGTATATCTTTAAGATTGCATCCTGCTCACTAGGTCTAAGTGTTTGTTTGTTTAATACCTGAGATTCTGTTAGGTATGTGTATTCGTCTTCTGTTAGGCATTTAGGTGTTCTGTAAGGAAACAAAGCATTTAGCTTTTCTTTACGTTCTTCGCATCCGCAATCTTCTCCTGCCACAAAGTTTACTAGTTTGGATATACCTGTTAGCTTTAGTACGTTCTCTACTGTATCTCCTAGTCCTTCTGCTTTCTTTCTTGGTGTTCGTGTTTTTGCCATTTGTTTATTTTATTAAGTTTTCTCTATTTAATTTAACTAACTCATTTTTGAGCATTTCATTTTGTTTTTCTAATTCTCTATTAGCAATATTAAGTTCTTGAATTCTTTCATCCTTATACTTTAATTGCTTGACATTACTTTCAATGTATTTATCCAATACTTTTAAAACGTGTTTCATAGTTATTTTATTAGTTCAAAATCTTTATTTAAGTAATCTTGGTAGTCTTCTCCTACTGATTCCTGTAGTCTTTTCTTACATCTCTTTAACGTATGGAATATTGATGTGTAATGTATTCCAGTAGCTTCTGCTATTTCTCGCATTGATAGCTCCGTTTTTCTGTACAAATCAAATAACATCTTATCATAGTGATGCCATGTATTAGATTCCTTATCAATTAATAGATCTATTTTGTTTAGTGATTGATGTTTTGATACGTTGTTTTCTGAATCAGCAATGTTCCATACATCCTCTAAAGATATAAACCCGATTTTATTTGCTTTGTTGGTGTCGTGTGATACATTGCGAAGTATTGTCCACATAATTAATTTATTGATCTCTCCGTTTATGATGAGCTTTTCTGCATTACCATACTTGTGAATGCGTAGGTAAGCATCCTGAACTACATCCTCTGGAAAGTCGCAGCCGAATGTTTTGACTATTTTTAGCCATTCATTGTGATGCTTACAAATCTCTGTTAGTAATTCCATTGATTAAATTCTAATCAAACTTACGACGAAAATCTAATCACGTTGCTAAAAAGTTTTCAACAATAAAAAAGCCACCTGTTAAAGTGGCTCTAAAAAGAATCTATTGCAGTTCTTATGGTATGCTTTAGATTACATTGTTTCACGTAGTAAGTATTCATCTAATTTAATTGCAGTGCTTAAGGTTATGTCTTTACCCTGCAAGAATTTATCTATTTGATATTGATGAAACTTTCCCGTCTTTGATTTAATGTCCTGCACAATTTGGTTTCGTGTTTTGGTACGAAGCAACATCTCTAATTGCTTTCGCAATCCTCCCTCATCAATGTACATCAGAATGGTAAATCGTCATCCAATGAATCTGATACTGTAACTCTTTCCATTTTTTCAGGTGCAACGTATGGTTCTGAGAATGCTGCAGAAAAGAATGATCCTGATTTACCTTGTTTTACCCATAACGCAACTTCCATTTCTTTGCCGTTTACGTTTACTTTTCCTTTGTAGTCGGGGTGGTTTTCAGCTTTCTTGTTCGTGTTTTTAAAGATTGCTCCTGTGTTTACTTTGTTTTCCATTTTATGTTTATTTAATTGTTTACTTAATTCGTATTTTGCTACTTGTGGTTTGACAACTGTTTCAATGATGTGTTCTGCTTTTCGGTTGAAGTCATCAATGTCTATCTTCATTGTTCTTGTTGTTTAGTTTCATCAACCCATTGTACTCCAAAAAATATCTTCATCATTTTTCTGTGAATCCATTTTGGTTTGTTAGGCATTGCTAATGTTGTGTTTCCTAATTTATACCCGCTAACATTTAATGTTTGATTAGGTACTAGTGTTGTTTCTTTCATTTGTCTTGTTTAAAGGTTATTATTTTAATTACTAAATTGGCTATTAAATGTCCAACTGCACATCCCATTACAAAATAGAATATAGCATTTAATATCTCTCTCATTGCTCTTTAAAGGTTTCGTTGTAGTATTGTTCTCCGTTTTTTAATGTTCTGAAATTATCAAGCACATTCATTCTTTCAATAGTTGTATCAACTGCATCAACTATCTGATTCTTGTTTAGCTCAATTGCCTCTAACCATTCATTGTCTGTTATGTATTCTTTTTCTAACCAAATCTTAAATAATTTTTCTACTGCTGTCTGTTTCATTGTTCTTGTTGTTTAAATTGTATATGCCCAAATACCGATACCAATACCGATTATTATAAGTTCAATTAAACCAATAACAAAAATGGTTAGTATAGATGTGTCTTCATTTCTTTTCATTGTTCTTGTTGTTTAGTTATCATTTCTATTTACGATATGTGGTAAAAATTGGGACTTATCCTTTAAAGGTTTCATCATTATCAACCCACTCATCCACTATCTCAAGATTCCCACTGAAAGAATATCCAGTAGCTTTTAAAAGTCCTTCAATCATTTGTAAAGCTTCGTCTAGAGTTACATCGTTATGAGGTACTTCGTGGGTGATTTTGTGTTCGTATTGTTCTATTGTTATTTTCATCCGTGTTTATTTAGGCATTGTTTGTTTTAATTTGTCTTCATACAATCCGTCTTGTTCAGATTGCTTTACCATTTTAGTTAATAAGCTACCTCTGTATTCGTCTTTTAGTCGTTCCAAGTAAAGCACAAAGTCCATTGCTTCTTCTTGTGCGTGTGTAAGCCATTCTAATGTACTTAGGTCGGTTCTTTCTAGCGTTGTCTTGTACTTGTTTATTCCTGCTTGCGAACGTTCGCTGAATCGGCTTAGAACGCGTATTACTATTTGGTCTTCTATTTGCTGATTCATAATGTTATTAATATGTTTTTTTCTTCGCTTATTTCTATTTCGTAATGAACTGATTCATTTATACCCTCACAAAGTTGGTATAAGTGTCCGTGTTCTGTTATTCTTATTTGTGTTACTATTCTTTGAAATTGTCTTTCGTCTGTTTTTAAATAAACTATTTGACCTATTTTATATAAATAATTCATAAGAAATTTATTAAGGTGTTGTAATATTCTCGGCAAAGCTCTACCTGCTCTTTTATTCGTTCAATGACTGCTTCGTCTTTTTGTACATAGAATACCTTCACACGTCTGTTCTTTGGAATGTGTGAGAAGATGTGCTTCTTTTGGATTTCATCTCTTAGGTCTAAACTTTCCTCCATTAGGTTTAACTTCCAGTGAGTTCTTCTGATTTCATCCTCAACCATCAATTCAGGAGTATCAACTAAGCAATAACATAACATTGACTGTTGTTTTCCTGTTAGCCACATATACCCTTGCAGTTGGTAGTAATAATCCTTTGTAGGAATTTCAGTTTCAAAAAATGGAAACGTTGTACCATCCCAAGAGCTTTTAACATCTAACAATACTTGCTCCGTGTTTACATCAGGAGTACCTGTGATCCAATCATTCTCGTAATGCTCCTCGTTCTTGTAAATAAATCCTACATCCAGAACTTCGTTGACTAGGTTGATTGATTCGTTCTCAACTTCGTTTCCTTTGTCTGTGTAACGTGAACTAAACTCTTTTCTGATTCCGTATTTATCTTGCAAGACTAATTCGTGAATGTATGTCTTTGCAGTCTGTGAAAGCACCTCACTCTTATTGCGAGGACTACTCATAATTTTTCCGATAGCTGAACAACGTACTTTCATTAGTATATCCATTTTAAAAATTTACGAATCAATCCTATTTCTTGTGTGTTCGTGTTTCTGTGGTTTTCAGTAACAACTTCTAAAGGAGTATCACTAAACTGAACTTCAATTCTTTTTTTTGAATCAATTCTATTTTTAAATTCTTTACTAAATGCTGCAGGTGTATATTGTATATTCATTTTAGTATTGTAATTTCTAAATGATTCTATTAATTTAATTGATACAGGTATTTTATTATTCCATCTGTAAAATCCATTGTCATCTCTATAAACAATATTATTGTGCTTTAAGAAAGTACCCCATTGGTTTGATATATTATACAATCTTATTTCTTTATGAAGTCCATTTATTTCTTCATTGTTTAACCTGTCTCTTAATATCTGTAAAAATCCAATATACTTGTTTGTTGTATATTGATTATCTTGTTTTTTTCTAGCCATAATACCTAAATTAAGTTCTTGCTGATTAGTTTTCATAGTGCGTTTAAAATATCAATTTGACCATCAGTTAACGTGAACTTACTTTCTAAAGACTCACGTGTTATCTTTCCTTCCGTTACTGCTTTGACTGCGTCTTGGAAACGTTTAGCGTCTAGTGCTTGTTTCTTTGGTTCGCTTTTTACTTGCTCTCCTCCTGCATCAGTATCTTTGTCGGTTACTAATCCAAGCATTGAACTGATAGCATACCTACGAATGTAAGTGATTGCAGAACCTAGAACTTGGAAGTCGTTCATTCCTTTGAGTTGTACGTTCTGTGGAATGTTTGTAGAACTTTGTATCTGCTCTCCTGATTCAACGTGAAAAAGAATCGTCAAGACATCTCCTTCGTTAATTAACTGCGTGAATCCTAATCCGTGTTTTTTTAGCAATGGATTGATTACACTAAAAATTTTTGGTAAATCCGAGTAGGAATATCCATAGCCTTGCGTTGCTTTGTGGATTACTGGCACTTCTTGTTGGAACGCAGCCAACGATTTAAATAAATGTTTCATAATAAATTGGTTTTTGTTTATACAAATATATGAATTTATTTCATATCTCGCACTAATTCTTTATATTTTTTTATAATTTCTTTTAGTTCGTCTTTTGTCCATTTTTTTGTAACGTGTCTTTTTGCTTCAAGTTCATCAAATCTTTTTTGTCCGATTTTAGAACATAGTCTTGTTCGATATTCTAATAAGTTACCTGATAGGAATTGATTGCAAGTGATGCAGCTTGAATGTACATTGTCTTCCTCAAAGCGAACGTTATGGTGATTGTTAGCGTTCCAGAAATGAGAAGCGTTTACTCTACCTTTGATTGGTTTACCACAAGACACACAAGGTAATCCTTTATCTCTCAAATTTATGTACTGATTAAATATTGTTTGTGCTTCCTTTAACCAATCCTGTGTGGTTTTTAGGTCTGTTTTCATTCGTGTTTTTGTCTCTTTCCATGTTTTCTCTTTTACCTCAGCTACAAAAGCACGGATGCACTCATCTTTTAAGCAGTATTTGTGATTGAATCTAATAGGCTCAAACTTTTGTTTGCAGTTTTTACATCTCGGCATCAGTCTACAATTATTGATTCTACAAATTGACGAAATCTAATCTGCAAGTCAACCTGCTGTTCGTAGATTTGCTCTCGGTTCTCTCCGTAAATACTTAAAACTTGGTTGTCTACTTTCCTAATCTCTTGCATCAGCATATTTGCTTTGCGTTTTAGATCTTGTTTGAATACTGATTGGTCGTTTAAATCTTCAATCCAATCTGCTAATACAGGTAATACTGCACATAGTGCAACCAACTTATGCTCTTTTCTCATAATTCTACGTTTTTAAATTTTAATTCGTGTTCCAGTTCTTCAATTCTTTTTTTTAGTTCTCCGTTTATATGTAGACATCTGTTGATTTCCCTGCCTTGTAAGCGTAGTTCTGTCTCTAGTTCGTGTATTGCTTGTTCAACTTGCTTTAAATCGTTCTCTGTGTCCTTTGCTCCGTTTATGTACACTACTGCAGATGGTTTCTTTTCTTCTAATTCTTCTCGTGTTAGCTTTACTTTCCAAATGTTCTTTTGTATTAGTCCCTTAATGTAAAGTAGTTTTAATCCTATGTCCATCCTTTGTTGTTTAATGCGTTTAACTTTTGTTCTGTCATTGTAATTTTAGCTTGGAAAGGCTCTTTTACCCTGTATGGTTTTAAAGGATCTTTTCCGTGTATTTCAAATCCAATTCCTTTGTTAAAATCACAAACTACAGGCTCATCCATTCCTGTATGTTTACCTCCTGTTTCCATATCCTTAACTTTCTCTACTTGTACCCAAGTTTTGTATTTTAAAGTTTCGTGCTTGATTAGTCTGTGTATCACAATCATATCATCACATCTGTTTAGGAATGCCTTACCTCCTTCAATATGGTCTTTTAACGGTGCTTTAAGGTGTCCTTTTAGTTCGCCTTCTGCGTAAAGGTTTCCTGTGCGTCCACTCTCCGTGTTTGGATGCGTGTTTATGTAAATTGTCATTCCTGTTTGGTTTACAAATTGTCTAGCTTGGTTCATAAATTCGTAATTACCAGAAAAGCTCATTTCTCTATCAAGTCCTGTAAACGGATCAATCAATCCTACATCTGCTCCACTTTCTGTAAATAGCTTTAAGATATCAGCAGGTTTGTAAAGTTTGGAGTTATCAATGAACATAAATGATTGTTCCAAGAATGCAAGATCTCCGCTGATTTGCGAATGTGTTAACTCTTTGAATGGTTTACCTCTGTACATCTGTATCATATCACGAAGGATTTGACCTTTCTGATTCTCGCCACTCCAAATGCAGAAGGTTAAATTGTGCTTTAATGCTAGTGTAAGAAAGTACCAATTTATCCAGTACGTTTTTCCTACGTTGTCGTGTCCAAGAATGATGTTTAGTTGTTTAGGTTTGAATCTTAGGTGTTCATCTAAAAAGCAATCTAATCCCAATCCTTGTTTAATTTTACCATCCTTGACATCAAGTAGGTATTGTAACGAATCTCCTTGTTTTAGTATCATAGCTTATTTGTTTAGGATTGCTAATAATTTGTCGTGTTCTTTTTCAATCCAAGTGTGATTAAATCCTTTCCAAGAACGCTCAACACATTTTTTTAGTATTTCGTTTTTATTACCTCCGTGTTTTTCTACCTGAAGCATAAATGCGTTAAATGCAGTTTCTGTATTTACTGCTTTCAATTGCTTACGAACTTCCATCCAATCTCTTGATAATTTTTCATCAAATCCATTTTGAATTAAAGAATCTAAAAAGCTATATATATTATTCTTTTCTTTCTTTTCATTCTTGTTTGTTGTTGATGGTTTGTTAGTCGTTTGTTGATTGTTTGTTAATGGCTTGTTAGTAGTTTCGTTTTCATCTTGGTAACATTCATATTTACAGATAGTTACTATAGTAAATTGGCTTGTTGATTTTACTTCGATTTCATTTGTCTTTTCCAACTTTTTTAAAATGGTTCTTATTTGCTGAATACTGATTCCAGTAGCATTAGAAATGTTACCTAAAGACGAAATAAACTGACCTCGTTTAACATCGTTACCTTGCCATTTAGCATCTTTGTGATTAGCTTTTATCAGCATATATAAAAACAAATGTACTGCTTCGGATTTATTAAACCACTCCCAATCTAAAAACTTCCTGTGTAATTTAATCCATCCACTCATTAGAAAGGACTTTTAAATTCATAATACAAAGTCATTTTACCTAGCTTATCTATTTTAGCAGATATAAAATTAAAACTGCAATTAAATGCTAGTATTTGAGGTGTAGCTGGTTCTATCTTTTGCGCTATTTGCTCAATTTCTGCTAAATCTTTAAATGTTAAACCAAACTCAAAACATTCTTTTAAATTGTAAATCACTAATCTTCTCATAATAAATAAATTTTAAACATAAAAAAAAGCCCTATAAATCCACGAGGCTCGACTTTCGTTTCATTATAAGGCTTCAATAGTTCCTTTGAGTTTATGGTGTCGAGCCAACTCTTCACAAATATAACGAAACTTATTCTAATAAAGTTGCATCATCTTGTAAATTTTTATATCGTCCTTCTGCAATCCATCGTTTAACTCTTAGTAACTTGTAAAGACTTGTACATCCGTTTACATCGTCTATGATGTTTCTAGGTTGCAGGATATACTTTGAGTTCACTAGGAACACTTGGTATTCTCTAACAACGTCCAAGTATTCGTCTTTATTGTACTGCATTAGATTTTTATGCGTTTGGATATTATGGATAACTGAAGCGTGATGCTGATTAAAGTATGATCCTATTTCGTTAAAGGTTAGTTCCTCTTTTCGTAGTTGTGCCATCAGAAAGCACTTCTTGTAGATGTTATGCTTTTGTCGGTTACGTTTATTGAGTTCATCCCTTTCAATCAGGTACGTTACTCTTTCTATTAAATCGTTTTTCATCATTTAAAATTTAAATTCTTCTATATAGAAGCTACCCATATTGAATCGTCCTGTTTCGATTAAGTCCATCTTCTTCCAATAGCATAAACTTTTGGATGTAAAGATCCATTCCTGAACTACTGCAAGTCCTATTTTGTATGTTAGTTTATATTTCATAACGTAAATAATTTAATGATTCCTGATACTAAAATTATCACTGCTCCTAGCACTAAACTTAATGCTATCCCTAGCATCGAAGCTTCATAGTTTTCTTTTCTTTTGTAGCTCATTATTTCTCGTATTTGTCGTTGTAATAATCTTTACCTGTATAAGTATATCCATAAGTTACAATGCTATCAGGATTAGATTTCGTTTTTTGCTTGTCTCCGTGAGCTTCTATTATTTGTTGCTTTTCCATTTCTTTAGATTCAATTAATACGCTTGATAATTTATTAAGCATTTGTTCTGTTGAAATTTTACCGTGTAACCTTTCTATTTCTAATTTCATTGCGTTTTCAGCATAAAATTCTACTGCTGTTTTTTTCATAACTCTTGATTAAATTTAATTTCACATATTCTTCTGTAAAGCTCCTCATTAAAGCTTCCTCTTATTGTTTCGTGCGATGACTTTGTTCTCCAGAACTTGATCATCCGTTGTAGTTTAAATACCATAGTAACTCCAATCTTTTTCGTCAGTATCTAAATCACGCATTTTCTCTAGTGATTCGTTGTATAGCCAAAGCGTTTGGTTTCTGAACTCTTTTACTTTGTCTTGTAGCCATTGCTTATAATCGTCCGTGATTTCAATGTTTCCTTTTTCGTCTGTAGTTTCGTGAAAAAACGTACCTGACAAAGGAGTAACTGAAAAGTCTGTGTAATGTCCTGTACAATCATCTGACCAATCAAAGTCGCAAAGAACTTCGTAATAATATTCTCCGTACACATATTCCAAGTGCATATTAAAAGCTGAAAGCGTGTAATCTGTTATTTCAAATTTGTTCATCTTATTTGTTTTTAGTAATTAATTCTCCGTATTTCTCTAATACTGGCGATTGGGTTTGTTTTTTTACGATTTGCGGGACTTTATTGGTTTGGCAATAGTTTCCTTGGTTAATCGAAAGATAACCCATTACAAGCCAAAATAAAGACAATGCTACTACTGTGCCTAAAATGTCTTTTTGATTTTCGTTTAGTGTTTTCATATTCCTCTTAATTTACATACTAGTTTATTAACAGCTGACCATCTAGCGACTGCGATATCCGTAAAAGAATCACGCATTCCAAATTTGTCAATGCACTCCATCATTTCTTTCCATAATTGCTTTTCTTCTGCAATCATAATTTGAATCATTTCTCGTTTTTTCATAATTATTTCGTTTTTGTTTCAACAAATATATAGACTATTTATATATAAATCTAATTTATGAACATTTTTTTTCATTTTTTTTACAATTATTTTTAAAGGCCTTGATTTTACAGGCATTTGAGATGTATGGAAAAACATATAATGTAAAGAAATATACTTAATTTATACCTGATAGCGTATAAAAAGTAACTTATAAGTAACATTATAATATGTTTTTGGCGTTTATAAGACCACTATAGTGGAAAATAATGTGCAAAATCACATTAAAGTAAGGTTATAGTCAACTATACAAATGCCAATAAATCGAAATAGTGGCAAATGTTTGTAACAAAACAAGGGTAAATATGTTACATTCTTGTAACGGAACAAGGGTAAATGTCCGATAAAATAAACAGAACAAGGGTAAATGTCCGCTAGAATGTCCAGTTTTTTGTCACATAAACTAGACAAATTTGTGACGGAAATGTCGCAAATATCTGCTAAATATGCGACACAATATCAGGTTATACCTTGAATTAATGATGTGAATTATAAGGTTATAACCATAAAAAAAAGGGATGCCTTTCGACACCCCCTAACCTAACCAAAAAACTATGAGCGACAAATATACTAAAAGATATGTGATATTCTACAAACTTGTCCGAAATCTTTGTGATGTAAAAATGCTTCGACTGCCTGAGGGGAATGTTGATAGCCATTTCTGTGATGCCAAGAGTCCGTTCCTGAGGGTGAACGCAATGATTCAACAGTAACTCCAATGTAGTCTTTACTTGTTTTGTGGTGAACGTGATGAGTATAAACGTACCTGTGCTTAGTTAAGCTCCATTCGTGTGGAAACTCGGTTGCCATCAATAAAGGTAAGTGTTCGTGTTTTGCTCCGTCTCCGTGTGTTGTTCCGATTAGATTCTTGCCATATAGAAATCCCTTCCGATGAGCAATAGAACAATCGAAAGTAATATTATCACAGTTTCTAAACCACGTCTGAATAACATCCGCAAGGAAGAATCCGTGTGTGTAATCGTGATTAGATGGATTAAAGGTAAAATGCACATCAGCGACAGATAGCAGAGTTTCCAAGATATCAACATACAATTGTTTTGCGATTAAAAAATTAGAGTACCACATTCCATCCGTGTCCTGTGGTGTTCCTCCTGTAGTAGTTCGTTTAGGTGTGTCAATGTGAAGGATGTCGTTTCCTCCGATAAAAAGTATTTTGTCAATATTAAATCCAGAACTCTTGTCTAAGATTCCTTGAACTCCTTCTTTCACACGTTTAACTGCGATCTGATTGTTGTAGTCTTCTCCTGTTTCAAATGCTTCACATAACTTTCCGATGTGGATGTCAGCAGGATCAACTACTAATAAGTGTCCGTCTGTTGATGGATTCCTAAAGATTGTAGGATATTCAGGTTTGAAATCTTTGATGTCTTGCAAGATCAACTCCTGCAGCTCTTTGTAATTTACTTCCTCAGCTTCTTTAAAGTTCGGATTTTTAAAGAACAATGATGCGTGTTTGTTTTTGATCCATCCGTGTTTGACATCTTTATCGTCTAATCCAAGTCCGTTTGATTCTAATTTAATTGCTCTGTAAGAGTTTAATATTTCTATTTCGTCTTCTTGTAATCTGAATCTACTTTGTTTGCTCATACTTAAAGTTTAGTGAGAAGTCTTATCCTGCTTCTGAAGGTTTCGCTTAAGGTTAACCTAACTAGGAATCCTACAATAAATGCAATGATAACAAACAGCCAACGCGTCTTGTATTTTGTGATGTATTTATTTTGGTACTTGACCTTTTGAGCTTCCGCTTTGATGTATTTTGTTTTGTACTTGTATTCAATACGTGTCTGAAATCTCGTTTGAGGTACGTAGGAACGCTTGTAACGAACTATCGTATCTTTCTGAACAATTACCTTCTCCCAATAAATTGAATCTCTTAGAACGTAAGGAATTGAGTCTATTGTCGAAACTTGTATTGTGTCGCTAGTTTCGTCACATCTGTAGCCTTTTTTGATGGCACGTAGAACGTGATAATTAGCAGAACACGAACCTAAAATAATTAAGGTCGAAATGTAAAGCGATAATCGTTTAGTCTGTTTAACCATCCTGTCAAGAATTTAGCGTTTTTACCTACTCCAATTGCATAAAAGAATCTTTCTCTTTCAGCAGTTAATGCATCAAACAATTTTTTAGGTTCGATTGAGTTTGCTAGGAGAATCGTTTTTACTCCGATAATTCCGTCTACTGTACAAAGTAAGCCACAATGATTGATCGCCACCTGTAGAGATTTAGACGCTTGTTTAACTCCTGAACCCCACGCCATCCCTGTAACGAATACTGCAATGTTTTGTGAATTATAAGCATCACCTCTAACGCCATCCCAGTAGCCTTTTTTAAATATTGCAAACCAATCAGCAGCGTTCATTAAGTAGAAACGTGCATCATTGTCAGTTCCAAAAAACGAAACCCACGCTTTGTAAGTTATTCCTGCATTTGTGTGATATCCCGTTTTTCCCTTGTAAGCAGTTGGACACGGATAGCTAGATGCAGAATCTGATTTGTCTCTGGATAGTCCACCTTCCCATTTCTTTGTGAACTTAACGTATTTTTCTATTAATGTCATTTTAAATCGTCTAAGGTTTCTTTACTTCTTTTTGCGAACGACTTGAACTTGTCCCATACATTAACTCCTGTAACTGAGAAGTAACTTTCATTAATACTTTTTATCTCCGTGTAAACGCAGAAGAAAGTAAACGCCTTTGTCATTAGTAATTCAATAGCAATGAAGTGTGCAAGAATATCGGCTACAACGTACTTTTCTAACAGGAACACAAAAACGATAGCACCTGAGTACAAAAGTGTCTTAGAAATGGTGTGAGATAGTCTACGGGAACGAATGGACTTCCATCCTCCTTTTTTAACTGAACGCCAAATACCAAAACACGTATCTAAAATAATAGATAAAATTGCAATAATTACTAAAGGTTTAACAGGTGCTAAAATTGTGCAAATGGAGAATGCTAATAAGGTTAAATTGGTTTTCATTTTTGCACTGTTGTTTTATTTAGTTTAGCTAGAAAAACACGAAGCTTCTCTACATTAGTTTCTTTAGGTTTGTAATTACCTAGCTTAATCCGTTTTCTCATATATACCAACCTGTATGATTGTTCATTGAATCAGGGAATACATCGTTGTTCTTGTTTGAACGATACTCAGGAAACAAAGGTTGGTTAAATGCCATATAGTCAATGAATCGCTGTGTGTAGTTCTGAGCAATACTTCTTTCCTTTTCTAGTAAATAGTCTACTTCGTTTTTATCTACGTTTTCTGAGTTCTCAGATGAATGTTTGTAAACTCCTTTGTTTGCAATTGTGTAAGCTGCGAAAGGAAGATATTCCACCATTCCCCAATGGATCAACATTGGCTTGACGTATGTAACAACTAACGTTTGATAGTTTCCTGCAAGAGTTCCTGCGATAACATCAGCTTGTAACTTTTGGAATAGCTTTGTACCTAAGTAATTCTGGATGTGAATATCTTGAGCGATCTTGATAAACTGAATGAACTTGTCCGTGTCTACGTTGCCATTTAAAGCCGTGTAACGAACGATGTCATCGCGTGTGATAAATAGTGCTTCTGCCATTAGTTAAATCGTTTATTGGTTGGTAAAAAGCCTTGATTTGGCATATCTACAGGACGCATTGCAACTTGTTGTGGATTTCTAACTCGGTAACCTGCTTTCTCTGCTTTGTTTGTACTGATTGTTTTTGCATTAGGACTTAACGGGTCTATTCCACGTCCTTGTTCAAACGCAACAAATGTTTGACGCATCCATTTGTGATGGCAAGCACCTCCACCTTTGTAAAGGAAGATGTCGTATGTGTCAGCTCCTCTAGCACCCCAACCTGCGTTGACTACCTGAGAACCCATTCTAACGATGTCTTCTTTGCGATATACTTTGTTTGCAGCAACCATCTTCCTGCAAAATGGTCGTGTGTTGTCTTTTACGCCACCTTCGTAACGATATCTTGTAATGAACTTGAATCCGTCAACTACTGCGTCTTGTTCTGATTTAGCTCTAGGATTAGCAGTACCTGTACTTACAAAATTGTATATTTTAGACAATAAAGATTGTTTAGATTTGTTTGCGTTTGCAATCTCTAAGTCGATTTCATCCTCTTGGTCGTAGTCAACTTCAAATTCGTCAATTAATACCCAATTTTCATCTACAACCTCACCACAATTAATTAACTCATCTGCTATTTCGTTGTCCATTTTGCTTAACTGAGTTGCGTCTGCTCCTGTTTCTTCAACTACTTCTTCAGCAGTTTGCGTGTTTTCAAGGTCTGTGAACTCTAAAGGTTGTAATGTTCTAAAGAATAATTTTAAACTGATTCCGTTATATGCTAGAATCTTGTCAAATGACTCTAATATTTCTTCTTGGAATGGTCTGATAACCATATTGTCAAATAAGATTGCAGAGTTTTTAAGCTCATCTGCGTTTGCACTGAATCCATTTGAACTAGCAACTCCAAATAACAAAGGAGAAGTAACATTGTGACCTAGCATAATCTTACGTAAACACTCCTCTGATAAGTAAGTGTAATGTTCTGGAGCATCGTTTAAAGGAATATCGTCTACCGTAGTTTTGGATTCTTGGTTGTCGTTAAATGCAACGATTACTTTTTGACCTCGTGAACCTGTAAGTTTGTTCATCACCTTGGAAGTGATCATTGATTGTTGCTCTTCGGTAGGTACTCCATTGTTAAAGTTTACTACCTTAGTACCAGAGAATCCGTTTTGTACTTCGTTGATCAAGTAGTCTGCAATCTCCTCCTCTAAAAGTGCGTAAGGTAAAGATCCTTGATAGTCAACGTAACTATAGTACTTCATTCCAACTGAATAAGGCTTGAAGTAAACGATTTCTATTTTCTCATTTGAGAATCCGAAAGCAGGTATGCGTAAAGGTGGATATTTCTTTACATCTGTCCAATCATCTGAGTAGTAATACGCTTCGATTTCTCCGTCTTTGTTGCATTTCTCTGCACGTAATAAGTTTACTGGAATATGAAACGCTTTAAGGATCTTGTCGTGTTTATCGTTGTAATGAACTTGCCAAGCATATTGTCCTAACATTTTACGATCTACAATAATTTTGCGGATGTCATCCTTACTGAATAAAGCCATCATTTGAGCGTACTCAGCAGGTTTTCTGTTAGCGTCTAATGCACTTAGTCCTTTTCCGTATACAAGTCGTGCTATGTTGTTTATAATAGCCGAATTTGTAGTTGAGTTCGTGTATCTATCTATCAAGAAAGAATAGTAATTATTGTCTTCTCCATATTCAACCCAGTTATCACGTTTGGATTCTTGAATTGTAGGCGTTGTGTAAGCACTTAGGCTTAGTATGTGTAGATTATCACTCATAAACTATGTAAGTGTTTGTGGTAGTATTAGAAGTATATTGTCCGTTGTTTACGGAGAATGTTGCGATTGATTGATTTGTACAAAAGATCTTATCCTTGTGACAAATGGTTGTTCCGTTTGATAGTAAAAGTGTGTAAGTGTGATCATTCTTTAAAGCAAAAGTTGCAGTGATCGTGTTTACATAGCCACCCTGAGTTGAACTTGTGATTGCAACTGTTGTAGTTACATTTGTTTCTTCGTCAGTAATTGCCATCGTTGTGTAATTCTCAAATCTGGGAATAAACGAAAAAGTCTGAGCTGATGTAGAAGGCGTTAATACTATCATACTTTATAAACTTAAATCTTTCCGTTTTGTTGCAAATAAAAAAGGGGTAACCTAAGCCACCCCTTCAATTAAGCTATTAAAAAAGAATTAAGTAGTAACGATTGTTGTAGTCGCTCCGAATACTGCCGTTGCATTTCCTACAAGACCTGTAGCACCTGTTTCAGTATTTGCGTCCAAAAGGTTAGCTAAGATTTTCTCAGTACCTACAAACGTCAAAGTGTAACCAACTAGATCACCCATCGCAGTACCGTTAGACACGTTAGCAGTTGTTAACTCCATTCCGTGTTCCAAACCTGCAAGGAAGAATTGATTGTTACGTGTTTTGATCACTACGTTAGGGCGTCCGTAAGAAAGCAATTTAACTGTCTTGTGTGTAGCAGCATCTTGTTTTTTCAAAACTACTGATAAAGTTTGCTCAACAAATGATGTTCCGTTCTCACGTGAAGTTGTGATAACTTGGTCAAATGTGTTTGTTCCTTTAAGTTGGTATTTGTAAAGAGATGTTACGTTAGCAATAGTATCAATCGTATCTGTAGAAGCAGTATAAACTACATCCGTTGCTGCGTTGTAATCTCCGTAATTAATGAAGTAGATAGCGTCAATTCCACCAACTACATCTTTGCAGACCTCTAGTCTACCTGTTGTTATTTCGCACATATTTTGTTTTTTTAGAGTAAATAAAAAAGGGAAGGCACTTTACCTCCCCTTTCAATTATTGTCTGTTAATATTAGTTAGCAGCGTTTGTGATTCCGTAAGTAACTACGTCAGAAGCAAATCCGTATTTAGCATCTGCAGTGAAACGCATAATTACACGAACATTTTGCGATCCGTCAAGGTCACCCATATCCAAAACTTTCACTTCGTTCATATCGTTCATCAATCCAGTTGCAAAGTACAAGTTAGATTTCTCAGCAAGTAAAGCTGTGTTAGAAGCTAATCCGTTAGCTAAGAAAATACGAACTCCGTCAAAGTACAAGTCATTCAATGTTTGGTTTGTTCCTTTGTTGTCATATCCGTTAGCACCTACTCCAGATGCAGCGAATCCACCCAAAGCACGTACATAAGCACGGTAAATGTTATTTGAAACATAGATGCTTAAATCTTCTTTTCCGTAGATAGCAGCAGGACAAGCATCAACGATTTTACCTAACTCAGCAATAACGTTAGAAGCATTAACACCACCACCAACTGCAGCGATTTCTTGTGCAGCAGGTAAAGCAGCATCAGTAGTAAGTTGTGTCATCAAACCTGCGAATTGACCTGCAGTTGCGTTAACTCCTGTCCAGATAGATGTTTCCATTGCAGCAGCAACTTTCTCAGCAGCGTGAGCCAATAAGAAGTCTGTAAAGTTTTTCGGCATTACTTCGAATGCTGAGTAACCCATAGAAATTGCTTCCCAATCAGAAACGAAATCTTTTTTACACAATTGTAAGTTAACTTGGAACTCCTCAGGTTGAAGAATTTTCTCAGTTAATGTAATTGTAGATGTAGCGTCAAAATCACAAGTAGCATTTTTAACGATATCGTCAGTTGCTACTCTTTTGATCACTTGTTTGAACTTTACGTTAGGAACGATAGTGATCCCTCCTTTGTCCAATGTTGGTGCAGACAATAAAGCTGCTGCGATGTACTTACCTGCAAACTCACCAGCGTAAGTTGTAGTAATTGATGTTGTAGTTGCCATTTTTTAAAAATGTTTGTTAGTTAATATTATTTGTTTAATTTTTCAAAGATTGAATCGATAGTTGAACGACTTCTGTTTTTCTCAAAACGGAAAGGCTCTACTACATTCGTGTTTTCAGGATTAAAACTGATTGGTTTTGGCTCTTCTGAAAGTTCGGTTACTTCTTCTGTAACTTCGTCAACTTTAGAAAGCATTTCCAATTTCGCTTTCAATTCAATGTTTTCGTTTTTAAGTGCTTCGATTTCTGAAAAGAATGTTTCTTTAACTACAGATTCGATAGTTTTCTTTGCTTGTGGTGCTGCAGCTTCCGCTTCAACTTCTACCTCTACCTCAGGAGCTTCTACTTCAGGAGCAACTTCCTCAACTACTGCTTCTTTAATCTCAGCAATAATTCCTTCTACTGCAACTACTAGAATCATTCCGTTCTCTAATTCGTATTCACCAATTGGTAAAGGAATCATTTGCTCGTCTGGAGTAACGATAAATACTTCGTTGTCCATTTCAAATGCGTCTGCTTCTAGGATTGTAGTTCCATCGATTAACATCATTTGCTCTAATTTCACTTCCATTCCTAAAAGTGATTTGATTTTGTTAATTGTGCTATTTTTCATTTGTCGTTTTTATTTATTAAATTGTTTTTGCTGATGTAGAAATATTTGTTGCGGCTTTTCCCCAATCAGAACTAAATGTTGCTGTAAGTTGTGCTAATGTTATTGCAGTTTTCTCAACATCCATAGCCCCTAATTCTTTAGCCATTGCTTGTAGTTTTTTAAAATCAGTAGATAAATTTTTAAGTTCTGACGAAACAACTGCTAATTCATTAGACAATCTAATTACTTGGTCTTTAATTTTTGGTGCTTTTGCTGCAATATTTTTATATTTAACTTGCAAATCGTCAATAGCACCTAATTGTACTTCGTGGCTTGCTAACTCAGTAACTTCATTGATACTTGCTACTTTTTTAAATACTTCATTTAATCCCATCTTTGTCTTTTTTATATAAACTATATTTTGTTTTATCTGTTGCATTTTTATATATTTGACAAAAATTAAAAACTATGAAAACAGCAGTGGAATGGTATGCAGAACAAGCAATGCGATTGGAAATTGAAAAAGCAAAAGGTAATATATCACTTAGTCAAATGCTAAATTCATTAACTGATTGTATTGGGAAAGCCAAAGAAATGGAAAAAAAACAAATAATCGAAGCTCACGATGCAGGTGTAAATGCAGGATATGAATTAGCTAAAAATGATGATATTTATATAGATTCAGGTGGTTTTGAAAATACTTGCAATAGTCAGAAGTATTATTTTATTAAATACGAAAAAGGGGAGCAGTAAGCATCCCCTTTCTTTTTTAGAGTGCACCTACATATCAAGTATGCAAAGGCACTTACATATAATAAATGTAGAAAAGTTTTTATCCGTTCTGACGGACTGTAGTTCTTACTCCTGCATTCTCAGTTATCGTAACTGAATCAATGCCTTGTGTCACTCCTATGCCTTGTGCTTGTAAACTTCCATCGCAACATTTAGTTGAGTATGTTCCGTTTTCACATAGACATCCTCTGCGTCCTCCTTTTGGACTTGAATAACTTGGTGTTTTAGTTTTTCCCATCTTATTTATTGTTTAACATATTCTTTAACAAAATACTCGCTTCTTTTATCCATATCAGAAATTAACTTTTCCATTTGTTTATATGGAGGAAGTGATTTTCCGTCTAATCCTAAATCTTTTGTTTTGTTTAAAAAGTCTTGAGATGTATTATATAGTTCAGCACGTAATTGATTAAATGGTTTTTCTAATGCCGCCGTTTTACTATAATATTCTTTTTTGTATTGTTCTCCCTTAGAAGTCATTTCTTTATAAAGTGCATCAGATTCTTTTTGAAAATCACCAATTTGTTTCATAGCAAGTTCTACTTTTTGACTTGCTAATTTTGCTTCTACCTTTGCAGTGATGTCTGCAATAATTAATTCTTTAGTTGTTTTCATCTTGTATAATTATTTGTTTGATTTGTTCTAGTAATAAATCTTCCTCTGACATTTGAGACATTTCTAACTTGTCAGCAAAGTAACCTTCGATTGAGAACCCTTTTACTTTACCTTCTTTGACATCGTTCCAAACTTCCTCGTTGTTAACCTTCATTGATATCATCCAAGTTCCTTTTGGCAAATCAAAGCCATAAAATCGGGATTTATCCGATTTACTATCGTCAATTATCCAACTTTCTACAACCGACATTCCTTTTAACTTCTTGTCGTGTTCGTATGTAGCGTTGTTTTGGTTTGAGTTCATTAAGAATAACTCTGATGCTTGGCGAACTGTGTCCTCTGAAAAGTAAATGTAGTATTCTTCTTTTGTCTTAGGATTAACTCGGTAGATTTGCTTGTTAGGAACTAATGCAGCTCCCATAATAATCTTTTTCTCAGCGTCTACTTCTTTGAGTTCTATTTCGTGTTTTGCTAGTGCGATAAAGTTCTCTTCAATAGCAGGTGAATGTACTACAGAAACTGCGTCAATTCCGCTTAGTGAGTCCTTTTCGTCAATTACTAATTCTACAATTTTCATATTTTATAAACTTAATTATTGTACTAATGTTGCATTTTCAATCCTGTTGCGATCTAGTGCTTGGGCAGTTGTCATATCTCCAGAAACCACATAAGCCTTTGTTGGTTTTTGTTGTAGTTGACTGAGTTGATTTAAACCTGAGTTTCCAACTACGTTAAAGTTTGGAGATATAACAGTGCCACCGCCACCTGCATCACTAGGAGGAGGACTATTGCCAGGAGGAGTTCCACCTTCAAATTTTTGTTGAGTTATTTTAGCTACGTTTGCTAAACCTGATGCAATTGCAATTCCTGCTACGATTGCTCCACGTACAGGCGAACTTGGGTCAGGTAATGGCGTGAATTGTGATGCGTAAGCCGCAGTTGCACTTTGGTAAGTAGTTACTAACGCTGATGCAATATTTGCAGCTTTTTGTATCTTAAATGCTTGTTTTGCTGCTTTCTCGCTTTTCTTTCCGAATAGTTCTGTTATTTGTGCAATAGCACTTAATCCTGCTTTTGCTAATTCTACTTTTTTAGAATGTGCCGCTTCATCTATTTGAGCAGCTTTCGTTGCTTTACCTTGTAATATTAGTAATTCGTATTCAGCTGCTTCTTTTTGTATTCTTACAGTTTCATTAACGTGTCCTTGTAAAGTAAGTTCTGAATGCTTTAATAGCTGAGCTTTTTTATATTCTAATGCATCATAGCTTTCAAATTCTTTGTCGTTGTTTTCTTCTACCTTATCTACTTTGTCTGTGGTTTGCTCAACATATTTAGTTCCGCTATTAGTAAGTTTGTCTACGTTGTTTGCTGCGTTATTAGCAGCTGAACCATAAGCATTGAATCGTTTTTCTGCTTTAATTAATTCATCCTGTTCAAGTTTAATTTCTTTATTTTTAGCTGCTACTGCTGCTTTTGCTTCCCTAACTTTTTCAGCATAAAATGCAACCATATTAGTATCCTGTGCATTAGTTTCATTTAAACCCTTTTGAGCTTTTTTCTGTGCTTCAATTAATGCAGGTAAATCTTTTTGAGCTTTAGTTATTTTTGATTGTATTTCATCTTGTTTTTCAAGATTCTTAACAATTAACTCTTCGTTTTTTTGTAATTGATATTTTGCTTTTTGGTATTCTAAGTAAGACGCTAATTCTTTGTTTAATGATTCTTGGAATTTAGTTTCGTCTTTAATGTTTTTTAAAGTAGTTCCGTATTGTCCGTTAATCTTTTTAATTAAGTCTGCACGTTCTTTACTTCCTTCGTTAGTGTTTTTAAGCCTAGATATTAAAGTTGCAAACTCACCTGATTCCTTAGCAATATTTTGACGTTGTTCTTTTGCTTGTTCTGCGATTACTTTTTGTTGCTCTGCAACGTCTTTAGATACTCCGAACCATTCGTCATAATTTGCAACCAGTATTCCAACTGCTGCAATAATTAATCCTATTCCACCTACTAAAAATGCTTTAGATGCAGTAGTCATTGCACTAAATGTATTTTTAACAACTGCACCTAATTGAATAAATGAATCCTTTGCTTCTAATGCTCCTTGAATACCTTGAGAAAATGCCATTGCTGATTGAACTTTCAACAACGTTTTTTGTAGGTCTTCTGATTCAACTCCAATTAAACCTAATGCACCTTCAAACGCTTGGAATCCATCTAATGCTCCACCAATAGAACGTGTAAGAGAAGTGAATTTAGCGTCAGGATTAAAGGCATCGGTTAACGCTTTTGCATCTTGGATTCTATCTTTTAAATCTGCTGCTTTCTTAGCTGCTTCTGCTGCTGCTTGGGATGTTGCACCAAACTTATCGGATAAAGTTTGAACTTCTGCTTGTGCTTGTTTTAATTGACTTTTAAGACTACCTAAGTTTGTTTGTAAGTCTAATTCTATTACTTTCTTTTCAGCCATCAGTTAGTTTTTTTAAGTGCGTGTTTTCTTCTTTCTTGACGTGTCATTTTTCTAAAGGATGTCGTGTAAGCGTACTTTCCTTTTGCGATGTCTATGTTCTCTGATATTCCGTAGAAGTTATCTATAGTAAGCATTGCGATTATGTTCTTTATCATCTTTGAATTATGTTTATTGTTCGTGTTTCTGTAACTCCTGAGTTCAAAACATATCTAACGTTTAAATCGTACACCGTGCCTGATGCTCCTGCAGGAATTGTAACTGTTACAAATTGAGGTGCAAATATCTCACTAGGTGTGATTGTAACATCTGTATCTGTGCAAGTCATTAAAGCTGAGTAAGTATCGTTTACAAAGTCAATTGGCACTAAAACGTTACCACCTGCAATACCTACGTTTGGTATCTGTGTTGCATTTACCATCGGTCTAAAGTCCAGAATCAATTGGAAGTTTACTTCGCCTGTTGTTAGATTAGACTGCATCGAGTTAATGATGTAGCGTTTATCTCTGATCACCAATCTGTCGTTTAAACGAAGCCCTGTCAATAGTCCGATAGGTAGAATCGTTTTCACGCTGATCAATCTCTGCTTTAAATTGTAAAGATTATACAGGTAAGAAAAGTAGTATGTTCCGAATAAAGTTTGTTGCACTGGAACATTCAGCATCGTGGAAATGTCAGGAGCAAAGTTTAACGTGTAGTCAGTTAAGTTCGTGTAAAGGTCTTGTCCGAATGGCGTGTAGTTTGTGATGTTAGTTGTCGTGCTTCCGTTGTTAAAGTGAAAGTCAACGTCTTTATTGTCGTATTGATAAAGTAGAATCGGCTTAGGAATATACGGAGCAAACTCGTTATTAAGTGAGTAACCTACTTGTAAGTTAGTTCCTGTGAATTTTGTCTGTAACAAATTCTCAAAAGGTACATCCAAAGTAAACTCGTCTCCATCGTAAGAATACTGATAAGAAGTATCTCCGTACTCACGCATAAATAGTTGACTAAATTGCTTGTTTAAGAAGGATTCAGAGTTTTGATATTTCATCGTTATCTTCTTGTAGAGCTTCATCTTATCTACGTCAATACTATCCACGTCTGTGAATCTTGAAATGTCTACAATCGCACCTTGTGAGTACCAATCGTCCAAAGGCTCTAACTGATAAGTGTTAGAAGAAGTTGCATAACACGTTAGATTAAAAATCTTACATATACCACTAAAAAAGTCGCTTACTTTCATCACAGGAGCAAGTGCTGCTAAGTCCGTGTTTATAACCATTACGTTATTTGCACAAGTTGCATTACAAGTTGCGATATTTACAAATCCTAAAATAACAAGAACCGCATCTATTTTATAAGTGACGTCTACGTTTACGGTTACTGCAGTATGTGTCTTTACTTTGAAAGTATAGGTATCATCTAATCCTGAAACATTCTGTATTGTTATGCTTGGTAATGTACCTGCTGTACTAAATGGAATCGTTTGGTATAAGTTCCCATTTTGGTAAACATCTATGATTGCTCCTGTGGTTGCTGAGATTGAATTTACGTCAATTGTAATCGTGTGTAATCCATTAAATAATCCTGCTTGGAACTGAACACGAATAGAATTATTAGCTAAATTAAAAGCATTACTCGCTTCGTTTCCTGATGTAGATAAACTTGTAAAGTCAATCGGTTGAGGTTCTGAATAAAAGTAATACTCGTTCTTGTTTTTGTACCACAAGAATAGCTTAGTAAATCTCTCATCATTTAAAAAGTTTCCATTAAAGGTAACTCCGTATTTCGATGCGATTTGATTAAAGATGTTTTTAACTCTTACTGCAGGAAACAACTCATTGTAGTGAATGTGTCCTGCGTTTTTTTGTATGTCATCTACAGACGCAGTGGGTATCGTTAACCAACTTGGAGTAATTGTCGTAGGTGTTTGACCTGTCCAAGTCCAAATCCTTTTTGAACTGATTAAAGGATATTTAACATTGTAAGCATTCGTTCCGTCCGTAATTCTGTTCTTGACTTCCGTTCCATTGTAAAGGTGATTCACAGGTGTGTAATCTAAGTTAGATAACAAGTCTTCACCAAAGTAATCTAGTAACGTTTTGCCTTCACCAAAGAAACTAAGTGTGTAGCTTTCTGCAGCTCCGTTTTTTAGTTGTGCTTTATCAATCTGAATCTTACCACGTCTAAAGAATGTCAAGTCTATCTCGATAAAAGCATTTCTACGGATGTTGTGATCAATAGTCGAATCTACATCACTCTGATAAAAGTGTTGTAAGATAGCGTTGTTGTATGGCGAAGCAGGAATAGTAAAACTCTGCGAGAAGTCCGTGTAAGTCTTTGAAATGTCTGCTACGTTTTGTTGCGTTGAACTTACCTGAATCTGCTCATCGTTGAATAGTTCGAGTCTTTGTCCTTCGATGTATACTTGTACCTTTCTATTCATTACACTACTGAGTTAATTGTGTCGTAAGCGTATTCAAAGTCTAGTTGGTAGTTGATCATATGTGTGTTAATGCTTTTGAATAGCTCAGTTGATTTCGTGTTTATCTTAACTGGCGATTTGTCTAGTAAGATTCTTTCGCTAAGCATTAGTTGTTTAATCACTTCCGAATAACTTTCGTTTACCCAATCCGTGTTTACCTTGACTTGCTCTTTTGCGTTTGTGTTGAATACTTTTCTTTGTCCTTCCTGAATATCGTAAGCAGGATAAGTTGCAGGCATTAAATTGTACTCCGTGTTTTCAACGTTGATTGCTCGGTTACTTGCTTTGAAAAACCACTCAGTCTGCCACGCTCCGTATTTGTTTACAAAATCACATCTTACAGGCGTGTATTTACATTCTGCTTTTGGTTGGAATGTTGCAGTCCATACAGTAGTACCTGCATTTATGATTTCTACCTTGTTTCCTGCACTTAAATACGTTGAGTATACTCTAGGATAGTCTTGTACATTTAATGCTCCTAGAGACGAAGTGTTATTTGCTCCTGTAACTAAGTTCGTGTATTTGATTGTATCTCCTGAAATGTTTTCGATTGTTAAGTGTCCGTAGTTTCCTGTTCCATCCAGATAATAGTTGTACGTTCCTTGGTCTAAGTGAACTCTGAATAAGTTAGGATTAGCACCGTCCGTATAATTTCCGTACCCTTCGTATGCTCGGTAAGTTAATGTTGTGCCAAACTGAACGAATCCACCTATAGTTTTCTTAAATGTTTTGATTCCTATCCAGCACCATTGAGCTGAAGGAGTAGGAGCATTACTTGTTGTAATAGTTTGAAGTGTATTGTGGTTTATAAACTCACGAATGTAAGGAGATAGATCGTAATAAGTAGCAGGAGAACTAGATGAAGGAATGCTTTTGCTTAATGTGTAAGCAGGAGAAGCAGGCATCGGAGTTGAGTTTCCATTCCATAAGAATACCTGTATCATTGACGCAGTTTGTCCTGCTTCGTTGATTGTTAGAATGTAAGGTGAACGTGCGAAAATTGCCATCTATTTTTGATTTGGAAATACTGTGTTATTAAATAATTTTATTGCGTCTATTCCGAATGCTTCTACTAAGTCATTAGGTAAACGCTTGATTGCTTTTTCAAATGGTTTAGTAAAAAATAAACTAGGCTTGATTCCGTTTATATATACCGAACGTGCAATAGCAAAAGACAAAGACTTTCTGTTTTTAAACTTTCCCTTTTCTCTAGGTGCAAGTCCTTTTCTAACTACCCACTTGTCGAATGCTTTTGCTGGTGGCATTTTGTTCGTGTATTTGTAGTCCGTGTTGTACTTCTTTTTAATACCTGAAACTCCTTTGTCCTGATAGAATCCGTACTCTTCCATAGAAAAGTCCATCTCAAATGAATTAGGATTAGCTTTGACATTACCTTTAATAGAGTTATACAGACCTTTGGAGACGTTTTTACCACCTCTCGTAAGGTTTGCTTTAGCTTGACTAACTACATAGTCTCTAAACTTGTTTAACTCTAGTTGTAATTCAGTTTGCTTCATCCGTGTTTTCAGCAGGTTTACTCGCTTCGTTTAAGATATTCAAAATAGGAACTCCGAACTTCATCGGTAACTCACTTAAGATTGCTTCTAATTGCTTTACTTGTTCTTCGTTTAATGTTAACATACTTCGTGTTTTAGATGATTACTACTCCGATTGCTTCAGCGACATACTCGTTCACGACTGAGTTATCAGTTCCCCAAGTTAAGAATTGTTCTTCAGTTAAGGTATAGTTCCCTTGACTTAATTGCTTTCCTTCTTCGGTTAGTAACTGCCAATATGTTGTGCAAGTTACCGCAGTCGTTTCAAAGTTCAATACTAACACGCTTAATCGTGTTGCAGTACCT